GTCCATAGTTTCCTGTACTGACCCAGTCAGTTGGGTCGTTATATCCTATACTAAGACCTTCAATACTCTTAGTAATCTCTTTTCTAAATTTACTTACATCAAATGGTTTTGCCATTATATCTCCTAATTATCTGTGTACACCGTTAGTATACAAACTAAACGTTTGCTTATCAAGCAGGTCGGGACATTTTTCCGCTAATGAATCCAATTCATAATCATTTGGATAGTGACGTAATGCACCTCTTGCTCTGTCACGAACTATGCTAGGTACTCTTGGTGTTTTTCCAGGATCGCATAATTCTTCTAATAGTTTTTTACCTTGCTTAATAGCACGGTATCTTTCGTCTGGTAGTGTCATATATTTCTCCTTAATAGAGAGAACGGTTTCCCGTTCTCTATTTCAATTAAGCAGGCTTGGTTTGACGAGCACGGATCATTGCTAGAATGTCCTGTGCTTTATCAGTACTAGGAGTTGCTTTAGGAACTACGATTGGTTCACTAAATGATGCTTCAGCTTTGCTAACTTCATCTTCCCATGGTGCAGACTCTGCTACGGGTGCTGTTGCGGGTGCGCTAGTTGCAATAGACGCTGTTGTTTTTTCCGCTGTCGCTCCTGCAGGTGCTTCCAATCCATATGGACGATAGTATGCTCCCCAACGTTCGTTGTCAAAAGGTTGACCATCAACTGATGCTTCAAACATTTCTTTCATAATGCGGAGTTCCGCTTCACCGGGCTTCTTAGGCAAGAAGTCAGATAAGTTGTGTAATCCAAAACTTTGAATTGCTGCCGCTTCTGCCTCTGTCAACGCAGATTCTTTACGAGCCCATGTTGAAGTTGAGTAATCAGCATAACCCCCTTTAGTTGTTTTCTTAATATTAAAATCAAGACCACGCATATAATCAGTTGGCAATTCTTCCATTTCAGGATCCATTAAGCTAGACTTAATAACTGTGAAGATTTGTGGAGAGATAACAAATCTACGAATTGGATTCGCAGGTTGCTTGTCTTCACCAATTGGGTTTTGACGAACAAACCCTTGGAATAGATAACTACGTTTCTTCCAATATTTGTTAGCCATTTCTTTCAATGTCTCATCCTTGTACCAAGGACGAACTTCTGCCAAAATAGGGCAGACTGAACCATCATTGTACATTTCTACACAAGGAATCTGTATGATTACTTGCTTCATTTCAGGACGACCTTTTACGCCATTGAATGGTAGTTTGATGATTTGTTTTTCAACCCAGAAGAACGTATTGCTCTGGTTACCATCAGGTAGGATACGTAGACTAGCTGTTGTGCCTTCATCCATATTCCAGTGAGGGTAGACTGAGTTGTCTGATTGCTGGGTAGCCCCAGTATTGTTTGATTTGTTTTCTTGTGCCGCAATACGAGCACGAATTTCTGCTAAAGATGCCATAATAAATTTCCTTATTTCATTGACTTGGAGTCTGTTTTATTGTCGCCGCTTCACCATGAAGCAACTAACACAAGATAGAGTATAACATACTTTTCTCTCATGTCAATAGTATTTATGCCGGATGTGGCTAACCTCACCTTTTAAGTGAGGTTATTGAGAACTTATTTACCCAATAAACGTTTGATAGCGTCTAGGTCTTTTTGACCTTCTGTTACATCTCTTTGTTTAATTCTATTTTTAAGAGCCGATATATCTTGTTTATTGACTTTACCTAACTTTGTAATTCGGTTAGTAGAACCATACGAATCTAATGGGTCATTACCTATGCTATGATTATTTCTTGTGAAGTGCGAGCTAGGACCTTGTTCTAACGTATCAGCAATCTTATCACCAAACTCTTGTCGTATTTGATTGATTACTTCATCTGGATCAGGTGCATCATCATCATAACCCATTGGATCAGTAGCATCTCTATATTGACTAATTAAATCATCCAATCGTGAACGTTGGTTACTGCTAAGTCCTTCTAATACGTTTTTACTTTCATCTACGTACCCGGTCATACCATACGTGTTGAATTCTTGACCTCTATTTGCTCTAGTAATGCTATGTTGTATTTCGTCTGGGTTACCTCGACCTTGTTTAACTAATGCATCTCTAGTTTTAACCATTGTCACAATGATAGGGTTGTTTGGATTCTTGTTAGGATCATCACCCGCTTTCCATACTGACCTAGGGATAGCTTGACCAAATTTCCAATCAGGTGGTAACTCAGTCGGGCCCATTGCTGGTTGAGGAGCAGTTGGTGTTGCTGTAGCAGGTGGACGAGGCGTTGCCGCCGCTTGTGCTGATGGCAAAGGTGGACGAGTTGCAACCGGTGCTGCCGGAGATAATCCTGGAAGTGGTTTGCCAGTGTTTGGATCAAATCTAGCTTCGGGAGGCAATGGTTTACCTGTCTCTGTATCGTAGCCCGGGGGAGGTGCGGCTGCAGGTGCAGTTGGTGCTGCCTGTGCAACTGGAGCTGCCGGTTTCTTATATGCACCAGAGCGAACACGGTCTAGCATAGAACCAGATTGCATTTTATTTCTCACAGCATCTAATACACCTTCGTTTGTTTCGCTTTCGCCCATGCCAGCTAATGATTTTTCAACTTGTTTGACCCAACCACTAACATCACTGCTGCCAATTTCATCTGTATCACCTACAAAGTCAGCTACATCGTCAATAGCGGCTGTTACTTTTTCTGGACCGTATTTGGCTAACAAATCTGAACGTTGCATTAAGATTCTACGTGTAATAGCATTGGATACAGGATTGTCAAATGAATCTTCCGTCACGCCTTGTTGTTTATCCCATGCCGCATCAGTTTTAACATTATACTCTTTGCCACCTGCGCCAATATCAGCAACACGGCTTCCAACTGCTTGTTGAGTTTTCACTCTTGCCATATTACTCTTATTGACACTCTTACTTAGAATACCATGCATCTTTTTTGCAACATCTTGTCTACTAGGCTTGCCACTTGTAGATGATTCAACTTCATCTACTTTGATACCACCCTGAAATTTCTTTTCTCTAGGCCACTTGACACCAATTTCTTTTTCAGTTTTGTTAATATAATTTTTATCTAACTCAGTGTCAGGATCTTCTTCAGGTTCACTGCCACCGTATACTCCAGGGCCAGCTTTGTGTCTAGTTACACCATCTTTATGTGTGGTAGTTCCACCTTTATGCGTACCAATAATATCATCTGCCCATGCTTCTAATGCAATAGTCTCCGCCATATCAGAAGTTTCTGTGATATTTTTACTCAACTTGCGTAGTATTGGCATTACGCTTTCGATACGTGGATCCAAACTACTAGACATAAACATTTCACTTAGGTCTACTTGTTCTTCATCTTCCATCAATGCAGGTGTATAGCTTTCAAAGTACGCATTGTATCCACGTTGACCTGACATTTTACCCAAACACTCACGTAGTTTTTGATAGTGATTAATACCTTCACTGACTAACTGCTGTGCAGATTCATTGAATTGTCCGCTACGTGTAGCACGAACAAATCCTGCCATCTGTTTATATTCTTCACATAAACTAGAAATATGATTCCAACGGTCATCGTTAGCTTTACCACCTTCAGCCACGTGCCTTGCAAATACACGTGCTAAGCCTGGTCTGTCAGTAGGGGCTAACATTCTTTCACCAATTGCGTTTTCAATAAAGATTTTATCAATCTGGCGGAAACGTTGCTCACCCTCTTGCATTTCTCTTTTATGTTTAATGATTATCTTAGTTGTAGGTACATTGTCGCTATAGCTAGCTTTTTTACCTTGAGCATGATAACCTTCATACATCTGTTCTTCACGTTTAGTGTGTTCTCTTTTTGCCATATCATTTTCCAAATTATCTATATTATCTAGTTTAAAACTAAGTTGTTTCATCATAGAAAATCTCTTTAATGTCTTAATTAGTTGTTCCCATGACTCGCTATCAGTTGATCCGTTTTTAGGGCTACCGGAAACGGCGTCATCAAAATATACTATTAATTGACGTAATCCATCGATAGATACAAATACTTTACCATAGGTCTTACCTTCTTTAGTAAAGTCAAATTCAAATACATCTGCTTTTTCTGGTACAGGAACTACTTTGCTGTCACTGGCTCTATTAATAATAGAGCGACCGCCCCTGTTAAGTACTTTGTGTAATTCTGCCCTTAGGGCTTCTTGTTTTTTTGACATAATAAACTATTTATCACTATTCTAGTTAACCCATTACCGCAAAGAAGGGTAATGGAGCTATAAATTCTTCATGGTCACGCATATATGAATCTAAATTAGAATGGTATTCACTTAACTGCTGTAAAATACGCACTATTAATAGACTAGCCATAACCAAGTCATCAGTGTCACCAATCTTAGCTTGAAAACTGCCACCGGCTGCAATAAAACTTTTTAATTCAGTTATAAGACTATGACTATTTATAGTCATTTTCTTAGACTCAACTAGTGTTTTGAACTTAGCACAAGCCGCTAATTTACTCTTGTTAGTGGTGTTGAATCCTTTGCGCTTCTTCCCGTTCTCTCCCATGAACGTTCCGGGTATGTTAGACTCACCAAACTCAGCAATAGAAACTAATGCCGCTTCACCTATTGAGTTTGTCTCTACTGAATAGTAGATGTTATTAGGTTCTCCTGTACACTCAACAATGTATTTGGCTATTTGAACTAACAATTTTACTTGAGTAGGAATGTCAGTTTTATTGTGTTTCCATTCACCTACTTGGGTAGTAGTATTAGCTTCAAAAATCTGAATAGCTGATGGATCTCCACCTGTACCTAAACTGGGATCTAAACCAATTGCATATATGTTACCTTTTTTAGGTGTCTTGTACCATCGTATCTGTCCTTGACGGAAAGTAGGTTCAGTTCCTTCCATGTCAATTAATGTGCTAGGGTTAATAAGTGTTTCATCAGCAATAATGAACTCACAACCAATCTCTCGACGGAAACGATCATCACCTAATTGTGCTCTCATTTCATTTGCCCACTGGTCGTCACGCCCTGGCTGTTCAGTATAGTAAGCTCGGTATGCTCTGAATCCGTTTACTCCAACTTCAGTTTTGTTACCATAAGCATCTTCAGTTTTATTAGCACCCTTCCAGATGAACGCAAACTGATCCTCATCACTGTTTGGTGTGCTTGTGATAATAGCTTTACCACCAGTTGACAATGTAGGGGTGATAGCTGTCCAGAATTCTTTAGCGATACTTGGTCGAACGAATGCAAACTCATCCAGATACAACAATGTAATAGACATACCACGACCTGTATTTTCAGTAGTTGTTGCACTTACAATACGAGATCCGTTCTCAAAGTCTAGTGAGCCTTTGTTATATGTTGTTACACCTGCTTTAATATGATCGGGGCAGTTTTCATATGCATAACGTATACGTTGCATAATCTCCTGAGCACCTGTATATTTGTGCGCCGCAATAAGAATCGTGCTGTCTGGTACAAACATTGCATACCATAACAAATAACCTGCTGCCGATGTAGATTTACCTGACTGTCGAGGCATCAAGCTGATTGAATAACGATAGTTATGATAGGTGTTGATTAATCGTTTTTGATATTCCCAAGGATGATAGACCATGCTTCCCTTAGTCGGGTGTTGAATCATAAAGAAGTTATCCATAAAGTATAGATAACCTGTTTCCGGATCACAGCATTTGATAAAGTCAGTCAGTTCCGTTTCGTCTTTGAATTTTGTTTTGACGTAAGGATTTTTGACGAGGGTGGGTGTGTTTGCCATACTGTATTTACAGTCTAATTACTTTGTCTTATTTTTATACTGGCTTTTCACCCGTTAGATACGGTCTACTAAACCATAGTTTAAACCATTCATCGGTACCGGGCTTGATGTTATGTTTTTTCATTAGCTCGCCCTTTTCATTCCCGGTAATGCTTATATTAGATTCTTCACCGATAACTTGTTGAGTTACTCCACTCAATCTCCTTAAATCATCTAGTGTAATATCAAGATTTTCCTGACGTGTAGGAACGGTCTTGAGTTGTTCAAGAC